TAGTGCATCTCTACCTTGATACTTAGCACCATATCCCATCCCAAGATTTCTACCAACACTCTCTCCTTTCAATGCCAATCCTCTTCCTGAAGAGAGTGCCATTTGAGCTTGCTTTGCAGCGTTAGGAGTTTTAGCTCCTTCCTTTTGCTCTCTCATAATTTCAGATGATTTTGGTTTATTACCAATCAATCCACCACCTTCTGCAAAGGCAGCACCTTGAACCATTCGCGGGCGATTAGTTCCCCCACCAGCGGCATTCATTGCCTCTAAAGTATCTACTCCGTATTTGTTTACTGCACCACGAGACATAACAAACTCACCGTCAGTAAGCATAGCAGGGACTTTATCTACACCTTTTTTACCGCTTACTTTTCCACCAGTTGCACTATTGAAAAACTTCCTAGCAAGTCCCCCACCACTGAACATTCCACCAAGTCCACGCTGTAGAGTTTGCTCTCTTTGTAATTGAGCAGGTCCTGGAGTTCCTTCACCTGGTTTAACACCTTCTCTCTTTTGTTCATTTTGTTGTGATGCAAGATAAGCGCCACCTGCTGCAAGTGTTCCACCAAGAACTAATGCAGAAGTTACAGGATTTGCAGCAGCAAATCTCATCAACGATGGGATTGCTTTCTTTCCAAATTCAAAAATAAATTTACCAACAGTTGAAACAATCCTACGTGTAAATCTACCAAATGATGTTCCGAATAAAATATAAGCACCAAGTAATGCAGGCCACCAATCTTTTGTAAAACGAATAAGTGATTTTATCTTATCAGCATTTTTTGGATCACCAAACCATTCTATAAGTTTATAGAGAATTCTACCAAAGAAAATTTTTGTTAGGAAATCAAATATTTTACTTAGAATACCTTTGACAGGAGCAATGATTTTTTCTGCTGCTTTCTTTAATCCGTCAAATCTTTTTTCTAAATTACTTTCTGCAAGTGCTCTTCTTTCTTTTTCTGATTGTCTTCTACCAAAAGCAGACTTTTCTTTCTCTAAATTTTGTTGTTGTTTTAATGTATCTGCAATTGAAACAACAGTTGATGTAATGATTGAAATACTATCATCAAAACTTTTAGCTACAGGTGACTTTCCAATTGCAGTTCCTGGTAATGCTTTTGTCCCAGTTGTTGGTCTACCACCAGTAACAAAGGCCTTTGCTGTTATAGTTTTTCTCTTAACTTCAAATCTACCAGCGTCTTTTTTATTTTTTACTCTCTTATATTCTTCAGTCAGTAACTCTATTTCTTCGGTAGGAATTGCTGTCTTGGTCATCCTACTCTTGACCATCACTTCCTTAAGAAGTGTCAAATATGTTTCATAATCAAGGTCAAAAACATCTTCAAGACCGATGAGTCTTAATATTCTAGGATCGATAGTTTCTGATTGATTAGAAACGGGCATTGCTCATCTGTTGTTTTTGTTTTAACTCTTCTTCTTCAAGATGTTGTTGTAATAATGCAACGTAGATATCTCGTTCCCAAGGTATCCAATTCTCAATTTCCGTTAATGAATATTTATGGTACTGCATCAACGAAAAATTGAGACGGAAATAATTCTCTAGGTCCATATGGACCATCGCTACGCGAAAAAAGATGCTAACCCTTCTAAAACAACTTCGCTTTCAATCTCAGTAACTGGATTTCTAACCTTGATAGTATGTGAAAGTTTTGGCATCGTCTCAAAGAACTTTTCAATTCCTTTAAACTGAGAGGAATTCATAGACTCTAAGAAATCAGAAATCTCTTTCTTAGTTACATCTGATGCTACCCATACCTCATCTTCGGTGTAAATTTTATCAATACAAGAACCAATCAAATCAAAGGATTGATCCATTGCATTCTTTTCATTGAAATCAAAATTGTTCTTGATAAATTGATCTAATGAAGGATATTTCATTTCCATCATAATAGAATCATCAATTTTGATTCTATTTGAATGTTCTTCATTCTTTTGAACTTTAATATCGTCAAGATTAATTTTTACGGGGACTTGAGTTTCACCATCATCTGGGCAAATGATATTAACCTCAAGTTCTTCTCCAACGGATTTGCCACGAATATTTAAGAACAAAAATTCAATGTCAAACGTTGGAAGTGATTCCACCTTAACAGTTTTAGTTAAGACACAATTTTTAATTACACTTTTAATTGCAGTAGTAATTTGCTTTGTATCTTCACTTTCTAAAGCAATTACTAATACCTTCTCTTCTTTAACTAAAAAAGGTCTGTATTGAACTGTCTCTCCTGTGGATGGCAACTCAAGTTCATAAGTTGGCGTAGCAATCTTTGGTAAAGGCATAATGTCCTATAGATGTTCAGTATGATTATTTATTACTCTATTTCTACCTTCTCACGCCACCAAAATTATTAATGGTAACTATTTCCTCGGGAATAACTTCTGGATTAATAATCTCACCTCTGATATTACGTTGGAGAAGTGGGTTAAATTCTCCAATACCTAAAGCAGCTCTTGCACTTTGATCCTGTGCGGGGTTGGTAAATCCTGGACCAGCACTGTTTATGGCAGCTTGTTCAGTTACCGATGGAGAAGGAGCACTACCTTTTTGCTCATCTCCTAAAGGAGGATCAGTAGCAGTAACAATATATCTAATATATGACATACTAACCGTACACTTTAACAAAGATGAAGAGTCATAAGAAACCGGCATAGAAGAAACACTAATAGGAAAAGCCCTAATAAATTCATAGGTTAAAGTACCAGCACCAAGACCTTTAGCACCACCAATACTGCTTTTTTCAAACTTTGTAACTTTTAATCCAGTATCAATCATATAGTTATCTGGATACTGAAAAGAGTAAAAATAGTCTTTTGCTACTGCAGAGACTTTAGGACCACCTTCTGGTGCAGATATACTTTCCTGTGCAATATATTTCATCCAAATTTCAAAAACTCTGATGGGAAGATAATATCTTGCATCAACGTAGAAGGTAAAATCCATCCTATCATCGTAAACTCTACGATAAGCATGTCTTTCCGTAACTCCTATTCTATCATTATTAAGTTCAAGTGTCGCTAAATTAGAACCAGGAAGAGAAGCTTCTGAACACATCAAATATAGATTACTCAGATCAGTGTTTGAAATATTAATGCCATTATCACTTAGATACTTATCTGTTAACACTGTTGGCATCGGAATTTGAACTTCAAAATGAGAAGTTGTTGCAGGATGCAAAAGTGCTGATTTGATTTGTGCTATGCTCTTTGCTGAGGGCATTTATAAATACTTTTTGACCTTATATATTATGTAGTCGGGTTAATGGCAGAAAGTATTAAGAGTAAATACAAACCATCATATCCCAAAAAATACAAGGGAGATCCCAACAACATCATTTGCCGTAGTAGTTGGGAAAGAAAGTTTTGCCATTGGTGTGACATCAATGAAAGTATTTTAGAATGGGGAAGTGAAGAGTTTTCTATTCCATATCTTTCTCCTGTAGACAGACGAATTCACAGATATTATCCAGACTTTATTATTAAAGTTAAAGAGAGCACAGGTCAGATTAAAACATATGTCATTGAAGTGAAACCAAAACGGCAGACAAAACCACCTGTGAAAAAAAGTAGAGTTACCAAATCATACATTCATGAATGCGTGACTTATGAAGTAAATCAAGCAAAGTGGAAAGCAGCAAAAGAATTTTGTGCTGACAGAATGATTGAATTTAAAATCATCACAGAAGAAGAATTAGGTATCCGCTAATGCCAGAAGGTTTCGGTCAGTATGTAGGAACGGGAACAGCAAGAACGAAAGAACTTCAAAAGAAAATTGAAAAGACGAATCCAACGGATCCAGATGATTATATGCTCCTAATTATGGAGGTATTCAAGGAAGAAGTTTTATATCCAGAACCAGGGAAATTTTATACCTTTTTATATAAACCAAAAACTCCTAATATTGAATATGATCAACATCCATTGATTGCTTGCACATCTTTAGAGAGATGGGGATTTAAAGCAGTTAATTTTCACTGGAGACAGTCTAGACAATATACTTGGGAAGAAGTTATTGGAAAACTTCATGTTATTAAGTATCAAGAACTTGATGAGTTACTTGCAATACCATATGCAAAATTCCGTCTAAATAAATAAAAACTCTCTGTACATGGCGTTTTCTTGCCCAGCGGGAACTATTTGCCCTAATAATCCCTCAGTATCCTACGTTGATGGGAAACCATACTATACGATTACATCAACAAAGGTGGTGCAAGATTCTAATGGAAAAGTTTCTGGATCAGAGACTACAGTTTATTATTCACCAACTCCAAATGATTTTGTTCCTGCTGCAAGAACAACCGATGGAGCCGCAACATGGAATTTTTTAACTTACCAATCAGGTCAAACTCTTCCAAATGGTAAACAAGTTGGAGATACAATACTTGGTGCAGGGTTACAAAGGTCATTGCAAAAGGGTGAATTAAAAACTAATACAAATAATGCAATAAATGAAGCAGCAAAACGTGCAGGTATTTCAACTCCAGAAGCAAAAAATTTAACTCTAAGCAATAATACAAAAGCAGTTACAGACCCA